GGATATAGACTTTTAGTTTTACCTTTTACACCAAGAGAGAAAACTAAAGGTGGTATTTTATTTTCACAAGAACAATTAGACAAAGCTAGAATTGCAACCACATGTGGTTATGTTTTGAAAATGGGAGACCTAGCCTATAAAGATGAAGAAAAATTTATAGAGCCGTGGTGCAAAATAGGAGATTGGGTAATGTTTGCCAGATACGCTGGTGCAAGATTACCAATAGAAGGCGGAGAAGTGCGAATACTAAACGATGATGAAGTTCTAGGAACCATTGGTGACCCAGAATCGATTCTTCATTACATTTAACATAGGAAGGAACTATGCAAGAAGAAAACAGAAAACAAGATGAATTAATTGATGTTGGCGAAGAAAACGAAAAGCCGGTTGAAGTTAATTTAGATGAACAGCAACCTAAAGAGGAAGTTGTAAAAGAAGAAAAGGTTGAAGTAGAACAGGTAGAAGCAAGTGAAGAAAAACCTGTTGAAGAAAAAGTAGAAGATAAAAAAGATGAGTTAAAAGAATATAGTGATGGCGTTCAAAAACGTATTGCTAAATTAACTCGTAAGATGAGAGAAGCTGAAAGGCAAAGAGAAGAAGCCATTGCCTTTGCAGAATCAGCAAAAAGAGATAAAGAAAATATGGAAGGTAGATTATCTAAATTAGATAAAAACTATGTTTCAGAATTTGAAAGTAGAGTTAAGACAAATTTAGCAGCAGCTAAACTTGCTCTTAAAAATGCCATTGAATCTCAAAATGTTGAAGCTCAAGTCGCAGCGCAGGAACAGATTGCTCATCTAACTGTAGATGCCGCAAGACTTTCATCTATGAAAAATAGAGAAGAGCCTAAAAAAGAGAAAGAGGTTAATATTACTCCTCAAAGAAGTAATACACAACCAGCTGCAACAGATCCTAGAGCGGAAGATTGGGCAGCCAAAAACTCTTGGTTTGGCAACGATTCTGCTATGACTTATACTGCTTTTGACATACATAAAAAGTTAGTAGAAGAAGAAGGCTTTGATCCTAAAACTGACGAATATTATACGGAAGTCGATAAAAGAATAAGACTTGAATTTCCGCATAAATTTGATAAGGTAGCGGAAACAACTACAGAAAGAGCAAAACCTGCTCAAAACGTAGCTTCGGCTAAACGTTCAGCCTCAACAGGACGCAAAAAAACTGTGAAACTCACATCAACACAGGTAGCAATAGCTAAAAGATTAGGTGTGCCACTCGAAGATTATGCAAAACAATTAAAAATCACGGAAGGAGTATAAGCATATGGAAAATGATAAAATGAAAACTTCACGTGCGAGTCAAACTAGAGAAAAAACTTCTCACAAACAAGTATGGACTCCACCCAACTCACTCGATGCACCGCCTGCGCCAAAAGGCTTTCGTCATCAGTGGATAAGAGCTGAAAGCATGGGGTATCAAGATACCAAAAATGTTGCAGCTTCATTAAGAGAAGGATACGAATTAGTTAGAGCTGATGAATATCCAGATCAAGATTATCCGCAAATGTCTGAAGGTAGATACGCAGGGATCATTGGAGTAGGAGGCCTTTTGCTCGCAAGGATACCGGAAGAGATCGCAGCTCAAATTGAGGATTACTATAATAGGAAGACTCAAGAAAAAGAAGAAGCTATAAACAACGATCTTATGAAGGAAAAGCAAGCTGGGATGAAATTCAGAAATGAATCTGCATCTAGCGTAACTTTTGGTGGTACAAAGAAAAGCTAATTATTTAGCAATTCCTACCCATTAAATTAACTTTAAACAATAAGGAAAAAACTATGGCAAATAAAACAGGTGGTTTTGGATTAAGAACTGTAACGACGCTTGGAAATACTCCGGCAACATCGGGACAATCTAATTACAAAATCGAGTCTGGTCTAGACGTAGGTATCTTTAAGAACAACCCTGTATCATTAAATGACGGCGGCGCGACTGCTGGTGAACAAGGTTACTTACAAGATGCGTCTTTTGCTACAACTGATGACGGCGGAACTGGTGGAGCTTCTTACACGAATGCTTCTCACGCTCTTTTAGTTGGAGTGTTTAATGGAGCTTTCTATATAGATAACTCTACAAGCAAACCAACTTTTGCAAATTCAGTTGCAGCGGGTACTACGTTCGGAACTGACTATAATACTGGAAGTAACGATGGCACTGGTTTTGTTAACGACAATCCACAACAACAATATGTTGTAAAAGCGGATGCAGCGGTAACTCAAGCAATGATCGGAACTTCTTTTAACGTTAACAACTTTACTGCAGGTGAAGCGAAAGATGGTCAATCAACTGTCAAATTAGATATCGGTGGCGGTGCTGCTGAAACTAAAATGTTCAGAGTGGTTAGATCAGCAGATGAAGCAGAAGATAATGATTTATCATTAATTAATGCAAACATCGTAGTAGCTTTTAACTCTGCAAGTAATTTATATCAATAATTGAATAGGAGTATATAAACTATGGCAATATCAAGAGCACAACTAGTTAAAGAACTAGAACCAGGTTTGAATGCACTATTCGGACTTGAGTATAAACAATATGCTAACGAGCATGCAGAAATATTCGACACAGAAACTTCTGACAGAGCTTTCGAAGAGGAAGTAATGTTATCAGGTTTCGCGAATGCAGCTGTAAAACCAGAAGGTCAAGGTGTAACATTCGATGATGCACAAGAAACTTTCACAGCTCGTTACACTAACGAAACAATTGCATTAGCGTTTGCAATCACAGAAGAAGCTATCGAAGATAACTTGTATGACAGACTTGCGTCTAGATATACAAAAGCGTTAGCAAGATCTATGGCAAACACGAAGCAAGTTAAGGCAGCAGCTGTATTAAACAATGCGTTTAATGCAACATTTGCTGGTGGTGATACAAAAGCACTTTGTGCTACAGATCACCCAACTTTATCGGGATCTTTCTCGAACGAGTTAGCAACACCTGCTGAACTTAACGAAACTTCATTAGAACAGTCGTTGATTGACATCGCGGCGTTTACTGATGAAAGAGGCCTAAAAATTGCGGCACAAGGAGTTAAATTAGTAATTCCTTCAGCGCTTCAATTTACTGCTGAAAGACTGATGAAGTCTGCAGGTAGAGTTGGCACAGCTGATAATGACATTAACGCAATAGCGTCAATGGGAATGATTCCTCAAGGTTATGTAGTAAACCACTACTTAACTAACACGAAGAAATTCTTCATTAAAACAGATGTTCCTAACGGTCTTAAGCATTTCGTAAGATCACCTATCAAAACTTCAATGGAAGGTGACTTCGATACAGGAAATGTAAGATACAAAGCTAGAGAGAGATACGTTTTCGGATTCTCTGATCCTAGAGGTATCTTTGGTTCTGACGCAGTATAATCGTTAAAACAAATATTTAAAAAGGGGCTTTCGGGCCCCTTTTTTTTGTGGTATAAGAAGAGTAATCATGAAAAATTTTCTAGTTAATATCAGAGCATATGGGTATCATGCGCGTTTTCAAATAACGTGTGAGGATAGTGCTGAAGCTATTGAAAATTCAATAGTTGACAAACTAGGAGAAAAAGGTGTAAAATGGGAAAAAGACGGATTTACAAGTTCGTCTAAAAAATGGATAACTTATGAGGAGATCCACGATGCAAAACTTATCAGACCTTTACAAAGCGAAAAGGTCACTGGAGTTGAACTGGGAGCAGGAGCATCTTAAAGAGGGTAGATATACTCTCGACATGGTCAAGATAGACCATAAAATAAGAGAGGTCATAAGCGATATAAAAATGGCCGAAGCTATGAGAGCTCACCAGACAAATAAAATTGAGGGTGCAGCACCCGAAGTATCAGTAGCTACGTAAATAAAAGCTACATCGTTGAAATACGCACATTCACTACGCAATCTCTTGCACTCTATATAAAAATCATATATATTTTAGCCACTATACATTAATAACAAACAAGTAAATATAGACGCGTATAGTCGACAGCCCTAGAGGACTATATTTACATATTCTAGGAGGAATATAATATGGCAAACACAACATTTTCGGGACCAATAAGAGCGGGAACGATTTCAAACACTACAGGCACAACACTTGGTGATAACGTTGCAAACGTTGGTCAAGTTGTAATGTCTCAATCAATTTTGATTGATGCAGCAGTCGCAGCTGGAACAACTACTTACAACGTAGGTGTAATACCAAAAAACTCACAACTACTTACAACTACAATTAGAGTTGCAATAGCAAGTGACCAAGGTACTACAGCAACTGTTTCAGTTGGAAAAACAGGATCAGCTGCATTCTTTATAGCTAATACTAACATCAAAGCTCAAGGAGAAACTTCTTCTATAGCTAACGGCGCTTTAGATGAAGCTGATAGATTTGATGCTGATACACAAATTACAGCGACTCTTATAGCTGCAGGAAGTACTGCAACTACAGGTCAAGTAAGTGTTACTTTTACGTATGTTCAAGCTAACAATTTACAAGACGCAACAGCAGTATAATAATTAATTAAGTGTGGGCTTCGGCCCACACACAATTTAACAGGAGATATTAATGGGAACATATGTTTCAAACGTATTAACAAAAAGATTAACTGCAACTGGAACTGTTTCAGCAGGACCAGCTAGATTGTTAGCTATTTATTTTGTTGCGGACACAACAGCAGGATCTATCGAATTAAAAGACGGTGGAACAGGCGGAACTTCAAAAGCAATATTTGATACACCTTTAGGTGCATCTACAGCTGGACAAGAAACTGCTTATCAAATTAACATTCCAGGTGATGGAATTAGATTTGAAACTGATGTACACGCAACGTTAACGAATGTTGATAAAGTAACATTTACATTCGGCTAGGAATTTAAATGGCCACGATTACTTATACAGTCACTGTAGCAAGTGGCACTAATAAATATGGTACCGGTAATAAATACTATATTAACGGTGAGGCCAATGTTGTCCTTTATTTAGATGAAGGAAACACATATATATTTGATCAATCAGACTCTTCTAACACAGGTCATCCATTCAGATTTTCAACTACTGATAATGGAACACATGCAACACCAGCAGGTGTAGAATATACAACTGGAGTAACAACAACAGGAACTCCAGGTGCTTCAGGCGCAAACACAACAATAAATGTTGCACCAGTAAAAAGAACAGGTGCTCCAGTATTATTTTATTATTGTACTGTTCATAGTGGTATGGGTAATGCTGCTCAAACCATTGCTCCCACATCAGGCACTACAGAATTTGATCCTCAAATGGATGATATTATTGAGGAAGCTTATGAAAGAACAGGTGTATTAGGAACAAGAACAGGTTATCAATTAAGATCTGCAAGAAGATCTTTAAATATTTTATTTCAAGAATGGGGAAATAGAGGTGTACATTTATGGAAAGTAAAATTAGCTAAAGTACCTTTAGTATTAGGCCAAGCTGAATATAGTTATGCAGCTGATTCAAATAATTTTCCAAATGATATAAGTGATGTATTAGAAGCTTATTATAGAAATAATTCTACACCAACAGCTCCAGTAGATATAGCACTTACAAAAATAGATAGATCTACATATTCACAAACACCAAATAAATTAACACAAGGCACACCTTCACAATATTACGTAGAGAGAAAATTAAACCCAAGTATATTTTTATATACAACACCAAGTGCTTCAGTTTCTGATGCAACAACACCTTCTAATTTTCAATTTTGTTTTTATTATTTAGCAAAGATACAAGATGTTGGTGGCTATTCTTATACAGCAGATGTAGTAAATAGATTTTATCCTTGTATGATGTCAGGACTTGCATACTATTTAAGTATGAAAGTTTCACCTGAAAGAACACAAGAGTTAGAGAGAATTTATGAAAGTGAAATGTTAAGAGCACTTGATGCAGATAATCAAGGTACATCTAGTTTCATTTCACCACAAACATTTTATGGAGATGGAGTATAATGGGTAAGTATGCATCAGGTAAAAGATCATTAGCAATTTCTGATCGATCAGGTATGGCATTTCCATATACTGAAATGGTTAGAGAGTGGAACGGTTCTTTAGTTCACACTTCGGAGTATGAAGCAAAACAACCACAACTTGAACCAAAACCAGTTGGATCTGATCCACAAGCTTTATTTAATCCAAGACCACAGCCGGCTTCTAAAACAAGTTTAATACTTTTAAATAATAATCCATTTACATCTATTATTTATGGTGGCACAACTTATGTAAATGTTTTTTCAGAAGATCATCAAAGAAGTGCAGGTGATGTTGTAAGATTTAGAGGACCACCTGTTGTAACAACTGCAGGTGCAGGTGGAGCAGATGCAAGAAATTTACAAGCTTTTATAAATATACCTACCTTTGATAATGTAAGTGATTTAAATAATGCAAATGGTTTTACAATTGCTTTAGGTCAAATAGATTCAGCAGGTAATGTTACAGGAGCTACGACTTCAGATCCTTTAACGAGTCCAATAAATTATTTTTATATAACAAGCACTAGTAATGCAACAATAGGTAATATACAAGGTGGTGGAGATAATTGTTCAGCAGGACCAGTAACACTTGAGGTAGTAAACGGATAATGGCATATAGTTTATCAGACTTACAAACGGATATTAGAAACTACACAGAAGTTGGAAGTAATGTTTTTTCTGACTCTGTTTTATCTAGAATTATTCAAAATGCAGAAAATAAAATTTATAGAGAAGTTGATTCTGATCAAGATAGATTTTATGCTACATCAAATTTAATTATAGGTAATAGATATGTGACTATTCCATCTGATTTAAGATTGATTCGATATGTTCAGCTTAAAGATTCAGCAGGTAATCAGTATTATTTAGAACAAAGAGATACAAGTTTTATGGCTGAATACTATTCAGATCCAGGAAATAGCTCTGTAGATATCCCTAAATACTATGCTAATTGGGATCAAGATTTTTGGGTAGTAGCACCTACACCTGACAAAACATACGAGATTACTTTAGCCTACAACAAAGAGCCTATAAGTATAACAACAGATACAGCAGGCACTTATCTGTCAAACAAATATCAAGATTTACTTTTATACGCTTGTCTAGTTAATGCATATGGGTACTTGAAAGGTCCCGCAGATATGTTACAATACTATTCACAAGCTTATGAAAAAGCTTTATTATCGTATGCGATCGAACAACAAGGTCGAAGACGCCGAGACGAATATGAAGATGGGGTTATTCGTACCGTTTTAGAATCCAAAAATCCATCAAGTAATAAATAAGGAGATAACACATGGCAAATATTGTACCATTCGCATTTAAAGGTGAACTCGCATCAGGAACGCATAACTTTGCATCTGGTGGAAATACTTTTAAGATAGCGTTATATAC